CGGGTCTAGGCGCTGCACCATGTAATCGTATAACACTCGCTCACAATTGAGCATTATATCCCTAGAGAACTGGGCTTCGAAACTGGTGAAATCTGTTGCAAAATATTGACTACCTTCCCTTTTCAAGCGAGAACGAATGAATTCGGGGCGATCTTTGACTGGAACGTACTTGACAAACCATTTATGCTTCAGAACTTGTTTTTCAATGGCTTTAAAGATCGGACCCACGAGCGTCTTAAATGCGTCGTTTCTTGCATTAATCGCTCGTGGATACTTGTACTCCCCGTAAGATTCCATCTTCATGTGCATCTTAACACGGGTTTCCTTTTGAGTATTTTTATAAACACGTTTCCCTTCCATCTTTTCGTGAACGGCTAAGAGTTCACGTTTTCTCCAAAGAGGGTAGTTCGTTTGTTCCAACCAGGTTTCTATACTCAAGTCGGTGTCAGGGCTAAGTGGAACAAAGTGTTTATTGACAAATCCGCTAACGAATTTCTTGAAGTCTCTGAGTAGCGGAGTCTCAGGGACGGGCGGTCTGAAGGCAAATCGCTTCAGAACCCCCAGATACATTGAGTTAGGATCCCCTGGATCAGGGAAAGGCAACGCAATACCAATGTTTTTGCAAGGAGTGACAGCAACCACGCTACGATTGAGTATATCAGGGATTTTTCTTGACGTGATTCTAAAAGAACTCTTAATTTGCTTAAGTCTTGGTAAACGGACTTCGTTGCATCTGTACCCATAGCAGACAGTTCGACCGGAACTGAGCTTTGTAACTGGGGGCGGAGAAAACCCACACCACGTGCCTTTCGTTGGGCGTGAAGATAAAACCCAAAGGCGACGTACGCCGTGTTCTGCATCCGCGAGAAGCCGTCAAAAACCTCATAGCGATTTTCATTGACTGTGTGCAGACCACGACAAGCAATACTGATACGTGCAAAGACCTCTGAATCAGTAACGCCGCTTAACATAATGAATGGTGTGGTCAGCTGAGAAAGAGCCTCAGCTGAAATGTCTAAGTAAGTGTAGCTAAACAACTCACGTGACTTTTGCTTGAATGGTGGTAGAGACTTCTTCTGTACATAGAGCTGTACTTTTGTTCTCAATCTAAGCGGGTCAAGATGCTCCAATTTCATTACTTTATCTGTATCCTTACGTAAATCAATCGGGTCACCCTCTTCTGCTTCAATATCGAAAGCAGGTTCGATTACACATCTAATTTTAAATGATGCGTATCCAATCACCATACCAAGTGAGTAGAACACTACATAGAGCACTGTAGCGATCCATAGCGAAGCAACGTGGACACTGTATTGTTCGAATCCAAAGAAAACATACAGTATAGTTAAGCATAGCGAGACGGCCATCCACATTGCCAGTGCGCTGGTTAACCAGCGGACAGCAGAATGAAAGAATTGTCGCCATGGGCCAACACATTTACTCAATTCTTTCAATTGGTGAGAAGTTAAGTCCTTCATATCTACGTTAAATTCATATTTCATGGTACTCCACGCAGATATTAAGGCATCCGTTTTCTCAGAACGAAC